AGTTTCACCTCCTTTCGCAGCCGCCTAGACGCGGCGGGCGTGGCGTACAAAAAAAAGGGCGATCTCTGTGAGATCGTCCTTTTTCTGATACGCTCTTTATTAGATTATCATTTAGTAGAATCATTGTCAACGGGCTGCACATATTCTATGGCGCGACCAACCATGACAGGAATGTGGGACTCGTCACAATTCTCAATGTAATAGCGACCGTCGCCGTCACCAAGATTGCCAACATAATACAAAGTAAAGTCTTCAGGATATTTTTTAATAAGCATTTTATCATCGTTAACTATACCCTCAAAAGCTCGCAGCGCAAGCATATCATTGTGGTAAACCTGCGGAGGACTGAACTGTTCAGCCTTGGAATCATAAATGGAATAAAGTCTCAGCGGAACCATCTCCTTTTCTAAGTGCAACTAAATACCTGCGAATCATAAGATATAACGTGGCTGATATAACATAATAGTCATTATCAAGGCGAATAACTTTAGAATCATCAGGTTTAAGACGGTAAGCGGCATATTTACTTCCACGAAAAGAATAATAAAAAGGAATATTACGCTTACAACAGAAATTACTAACAGCTCTAAACTCACTAATAAGCATCACCTCATTTCCGACTTAATCATAACACAGTCACAATACCTTGTCAAGTTTTCTGCCAAGAAAATGCTTATACTTACCTTCCTGAACACGGCAACGATCAATCAATCGCTCGAAAGTATTGTTCTCCAAGTTATGCAGCATCTTCTCAATACGGTTATTGCGAATAAACTCCATCCAGTGAGGATGCGTTTCATCGAATTTCTTATCGTAATAACGAGGAGGACGCATCTTTCTACCATTGATAACAATATAATCGTTAGCATAACACTCTTCACAATGCTCTTCAAGCCATTTTCCGCCTATGCCAGGACGATTGGATGCAAGCATAAACTCAGGCGTACGGCCTTTATAGTAAGCAGCAGCTTTACTGCCAGTCTGCTTTTTAACTATGTAACGGGCGACATAGGCAGCAGCATCAAAACTAAAATCGCCAATAAGATGCATGCCATATTTCCAAACTTTGGAAAAGCGAGGAGAAGTATAAGTGTTATAACCATCTGTACGGAACCGAAAAATTTTGTCGCTAAAATCAATATTAAACAATATGTAATGATAATGGGGACGACCATGAAGCTCACCGTATTCACCACAGCCGAGAAAACGAATACCGCTGCCATACTCACGACGAAGATTCTTCATAAAAGTCTGATGAAATTTCTTGTTCAAGCTTTTATCACGCGGCAAATGACAATCATCAAAAGTGCAAGTAACGAAATAAGCAGAAGACGAAGAACGGGCTTCGTGAACAGCACGGACAGCCCATTGTCTACTATTTTCGAGACGACAACCGATGCATTGTTTACAAGAACAACGAATGAAACGGCTATCGCCAGCAAGCTCAGGGTGAGAGGCAAGGCTACCGTAAAAACTATAATGCTGCTTTCCGTTTTTCGTAATCGCTCCTTCGACTGGGTACATAAGAATAGGATTATAACAAACCATATTAATCACCTGTACCGATTGTATCAGGACTAAGTCAGAATGTCAAATCCTAAATCCACCTCGTCCTACTCTTTTAAAATTTCTACGACGAGATCTGGAGGTACGCCGGAAAAGACGGCGAGAACCTCGTTTAGATAGGCGGCGCCTTCTCATTTAGCATCCCTCCAAGAACCGAAAAAACGGCTAGTTTTTTTAGAATCATTCTTATTAGCAACTGGCTCAACAAGCTGCGCAACATCGGTTTGAAAATCCGAGGCAACCTTTTTAGCAGTAACAGTATTCGAAGAAGCTTTACCTTTCAGAGCTTCAATTAGATCTACAACTTCCTGAATAAAGGGAACAACAACAGAAACAATGAAAGTCAAAATCATAGTAGTTTTATTAGACATAATAATTATCTCCTTCCAATATAGCGACCTCCGAGGAAGCCTATAACATTTTTGACGGCAGAACCAACACCGCTAGCGACAGACCTAGGAGCACCTATAAGACTTTCAATATTCTTATAGAAATCACGTTCCATACCTGCCATTTCAGTTTGAATATTATCAAAAGCGGCAGCAGAATTAGAACGATTAGCAGAAGCAATGTTGTTTAAAACACCAGAGTTAAGGTAAGAACCCTGAAGACGAAGGTTTTCAAGCTCCAAATTCATCTTTTCAAGCTCATAACCAAGACGTTTTTCATAGGTCTGCTCACGAAGATTCAAATCATTTGCAAGAATACCATTCTCAAGAACTATACCATGGGTTCTCTGGCGCATAGAATCGGCTTCTGCGGCGTTTTTATCAATTTGAGATACTGAAAGATTCTCGGCATTCTTAGCCTGCCTTTCAGCGGCACTAGCGGCTCTAGCAGAGTTCATGGTAGAACCAATATCACTCATACCTACAGAAGCAGCTGAAGCTCCAGATATAGAACCGCCTATACCATTAGTTGCAGCAAGAATAGGATTAAGACCAGCTCTGCGCATATCTTCTACAGCCCATTGATAACGATGTTTATAGTTTTCAACGTTCCACGCGTTAGCTTGTGCTGCATTAGCAGAATTGTAATGATTCTGAACTGCAGATCCAAGAACAGAACCAGCGACGCTGCCTAAAGTATCAGAAAGCCATGACATAAAACCAACTCCTTCTAGAAGTGATCAACAAGACCAGGTGTGCCAAACATAGGCATAGGACGCACAGTGGTGTAACGGAAACCTACGTCAAGCAAGAACTCAGGCTCACTGGGAACAGCGATAATGCGCTCAATAGGTGGATTTTCCGTAATGAATTCCTCATTTAGAGTAGGAGCATTACTGAAGAACTGAGATAAGTGCCATACGTCAAGATTACCACCAGTTACAGAGCTACGGAATTTACCAGTGATCTGCGAAGGTTTATAGCGATATTCGGCATAACGTTCCTGATAGCCAAAAACAGTAGTATCAGCTTCAGAACCTTGAGCATAGATCTCACGAAGCTCAACAGCCTGTTCGCCAAGATGCGCGAATGTAGGCCAGTAAAAATCATAAACAGTAGAACGAAGCCACATCTTATTAATACCCTGCTGATAAGTAAGATCGGCGCGAGCGCATACAAAGCCGAAAACATAACCATGTTCGACAAAAGACTTAGTAAAACCATGGAACTTGGCAGCAGTAACACCATAAGCAGAGAGGTTGCCTTGAGGAGAGGTGTTGTCGGTTGCAGAGGTCTGAGCTATTGGATTGACGTTAACCATTTTAGTGAAAGAGCCGAGGAACTCAGGGCGCTGAAGACGAGCGTCCGGAGAAACTACACCAAAGAAAGAGCGAAGCACTTCTGTATACCGACTACCACCACGAGCAAGACGTTCGTAGAACTTTTGCATTTGGAAGGCAGTACGAAGACTGTTGATGGTAAATATACTTGAACTATCAAGATCAGCGTAAGAACCCTTAGAAAGCCAAGAAGAACCAGGCTGAGCAGAAACAGCAGCTGTACCAGCACCGTTAACAGAGTGACCAGCTATAGAAACACTATAACCACCTTGATAATTTAAAGTGCCGCTTCCAGTATAAACACTATGAACGCCGCCATCTTCAGAAAACTGAGCAGCACCTAAATTTTTATCAGACTGCTGCACGAAATAGCCTGAAACAGGCGAAGGATCAACTAAAGTAGCGGTACCGGCAAGGCCTATAGATACACCGGGTCCCTTCTGTGTCCATGGAAGAGCAGAAGTAAAGTAATCATGACGCTTACCGCGAGGCGGACAGGCTAAACCGGGAACAATATCGGTACCTGACGTGAAAACCCAAGAAGGCTGATCAGCAGCACGGGAAGAATCCAATACTTCATTGGTATCGCCTTTCTGGATCTTGACGGATTTCTGGAGGTTTTCGTCTCTAAACCATTCATTCCAAATAAGGTAAATACCACGAAATGGAAGAGCGCTAATACCAGATAAATTACCAGACGTATTCACGGGCAAACCGAAATAGTCCCATAGAGAGCCTACATAAACATTACCAGAGTTACCAGTAGCAGTAACAGTAGGGATGACATAATCAGTACTATCATCAGGATCTTCCTGTTCAAAACAAAAATTCTGCCAGTGTTCCCAAACAAGGCGATTTGGGACAAAAAAGAAAAACCAGTCCAGATAAATATTATCCATGATAGGCTTAATAGGAGTAGCAAGGCGAGCGAAATAATTAATAGACATCCTAGTAGTATCGCCAGGCAAAACCTCGTCAACAAATACAGGTATAAGCCTGCCTGAATTGAAAGTTGTCTTATAAACGTGCGAGCGGTCGAATTTAGTCCGACGCATATACATTGCAGGAGCATCGCTGAAGCGATGTCCTCGAACTCTTATTTTTTTCCGAGCCAAAATTTCACCTTCTTCGAAGTGTAAACCTAATAATTAACCTAAAGCAAATTATTATTAGGTTTTAGATTATTTTTGCGTCACCTACGCCAGTTACATCAAGTAGGTAACTGGCTTCGGTGACGCCTATTTTTGTGTTTCTTTATTATTTTGTTCTGAAGTGTTACTTTTTTCTTGTGTTTGTTTACTACTTGCGGACTGTTGTGGTTCATCAAAGGTATCTTTGCTATTATACAGACCTTGCTGCTGGAGATATTCGAGCGTTGCAGGATCATTCAATCGGCCGATGAAATTCATAGGATCGTGGCCGAATTCAGCTCGAACGTAAGCGGGTAAACTGTAGAATTCTTCACGAACTCCAGACACAAGCTCAAGAGCTGTACTGTAGTCACCGGGAAGCGTTGCATCTCCGAACTGCAGATAAGCGTACTGCGAACTATCGCCAAGGTCAAGAGTCATGATACCTTTCTGACCGTCTGCATACTTATTTACGATGTAATTAATATCAGTTTCATCTTTCTCGTCCTGAACCGTAAGAGAAGGCATGGTAAACTCAATACCGCAATGATCATGTTCTTCTACGGGATCATAAGCTGTCTTAAATTTCATAGTTTCACCTCCTTTCGCAGCCGCCTAGACGCGGCGGGCGTGGCGTACAAAAAAA